CCGGCAGCCACGGTCTCCCGGTCGGAACCCTCCGCCGGCTGGATCCGGACGGTGACGTCCACCTTCACCTGCTCCGGGGCGCGTACCTGGACGTCCACGGCGATCTCCCGGCGGCTCTGGAAATAGGTCTGGAGCTGCTCCAGCAGTGCCGGGTCTGCCTGTCCGCTGTGAGTGGACACCACCACATCCACCGTACCGATCCCCCGGCTCCGGGGGAGGACAGAGGCGGCGGCCACCTCGTCAAAGGAGAGGGCCCCCTGCTCATAGAAGGCGGCGTTGGCCCCGTTGGGCAGACGCTGAAAGGTGTCCAGCACCCGTTTTCTCAGCTCACTGTCCGTCTCGCCGTCGCTCCCGCCCAGGAAGGGCTCCGGGTTGTCACAGCGCCGGATGCCCACCGGCGCCACTGCCATGGAGAGCACCGTTCCGGCGGCTGCGTTCCCGGCGCTGCCCGCCAGCAGAGCCCGGGCGGGGACGTCCACCTGGAGCTGTCCCGCCGGGAGGACAGCCGCCCGCGTGGTCTCGAACCGCACCAAGCCCGCGGTCATACATACAGTGCCCAAGGGGATCTCCCTGGGCGTCTCGGCCGCCTGGTCCGCAAAGAAGCGGAGGGTCCCCGCCGCATGGGAGGCCTGTTTCCGCTCCAGTCCTCTCAGATGGGCGTGGAGGTCCAGATAGTCCCCCTCCGCCGTCTGGGGAAACGCCTGCCGGGCCACCCAGTCAGCCTGGAGGTACAGCGCGTAGATCTGAGCCGCCGCAGCGTACAGGCGGACGGCCAGATCGCAGCCCTGGTCCACCTCCATCCCGGTCCGTTCTCCGAAGCAGACCAGCATCTCCCCAAAAATCTCATCCACCGTTTTCATCTGCTCGCCTCCTCACATCCGCACCTCCACCGCCACAGACAGCGGTGCGCCTTGCCAGTTCAGATCCGCCCGCAGGGCGGCCTGTCCGGGGGCGGTCTCAGTCAGCTCGGCCCCCATCACCGCCAGGTCAGGTTCCTGCACCAGGGCCTCAGTGACATACTGGAGGGCCAGGGCCTCCCGGGCGGAGGGCTTTTCCCGGCCCAGCTGGTACAGGCGGCTGCCCAGCTCCGGCAGGAAGGGAAACTGTCCGCGCCGGGCGGTCAGCCGGAAGAGCACCCGCTGAAGGAGGGCCTCCGCCCCCTCCAGCCGCTGAAATCCCCCCGCTCCGTTGGGGACATAGTCCCCCTGCTCCAACCTCAGCTCCATCCGCTCCTCCTTATCCCAGCATGGAGGACACCACATCTGCCGCAATGCGCCGGACAAGGTCCTCCAGCCGCTCTCCATTGACGGTCACCCTGCCCTTCAGGGCCGTCTCCTTTCCGTCCAGCACCACGCCCTTCGCGTTCAGATCCATCCGCCCGCTGCCCCCGGTGATCCGCACCGCTCCGGCCTCCAGAGGCTCCTCCTTCTCCTGGATCTCCGGCTGGCGCACTCCGGCCAGACATGGGATCTCCCTCTGGTCCCCCGCCTTGACCACAAGCACCTTGTCGCCCGTTCTCGGCCGCCACTGGTAGCCTCCGGGGGCGCATACCGCCACCCAGCGCCGTTCTCCCCCCAGATAGACGCCGGCGGGGTCGCCCCCCAGGGTCACCAGGCCCAGATCTGCCGCAGCTTCCACCGACCGGCCCTCCGTCTTTCGATTGGATGTCCACATATCGCGCACCTCACAGTATCACGTCGGGGGGCGCCAGCTCCAGTCTGGTCCATCCCCCGCTTTCGTCCTGACCTACTTGGGCCTCCATCACCCGATAGCGCCCGTTGCGGCCCCAGTTGGACCGCTCCAGACGCACCAGATCCCCCGGCTGAGCGAAAAACAGCATTGGGATCTCCGCCTGGATCCACAGCTGTTCCGCGGCGGAGCGCTCCAGCTGAAACCGGCCGCTGTACCGCATGGCCTGGTACTGACTCTTGCCCGGCATGGTCACCACCTGCCGTCTGTGTCCCCCCAAGGCCTGGAAGGCCGGGTTCTCCACCGTCTCGGTCCGGTTCTGGTACCGGTCCCGCACCACCACCTGGGACAGTACGCCGTACCTCCGCACCCGGCAGCTCAGCCGCTCCACCGGAACGGCGTCGTCCAGGGCGATCTCCCGGGTGTCTGGCCAGGGGGACAGAATCAACCGGCCCTCCCGGTCGAAGCGGGGGCAGATCCCGTTGTGATACCGGGCAAATTCATACAGCACGGCCCACTCGCTGCTGCCCGCAGCCACAGAGAACCGGGACACCGGGCCCAGCGCCGCGCCGCCCTCCGTCTGGATGCCATAGGGCTCCACATGGTCCCGCAGGATGTCTGCCGGGGCTGCCAGCTCATAGTCCTGGCTGAGGGCCTCATTGTCCAGCAGCCGGGCGGCCATCCCCCGGCCGCTCACCTCAAAAAATGCTCCCTCCGGGCCCAGAACGGTCTCGCACTCATCCACCACTCCGGTGAACTGTACCTCCCCGCCCTCCAGCGCCTGGAACAGGGCCCACTCCTCCGGCCGGACCTGATTGTCTCCATCCCAAATGCACCGCAGGCGGAAGCTGTCGCAGGGGACGCCGGAGGTGTACTGAAAGCACCAGGACACCGGGGCGGGCAGGATGGTCGTCACCCCCTGTGCCGTTATCACATAACCGGTCAAATGATCCGCACCTTCTCTCCCACCCGGATCAGATTCGGGTTCCGGATCTGCGGGTTTTTGGCGGCCAGCTCCTCCAGAGACAGGCCATACTGCCGGGCGATGGACCAGAAGGTGTCCCCCTGCCTGACCAGATGGTAGCCGCCGCCCACGCCGGAACCACCGGCGGCGGTCTCCTGGGCTGGCGCGAAGGTCCGCACCTCCCCGCTGTAATAGCTCACATCCTCCCAAAAGGTGAAGGAGTATCGCACATAGTCGGGGCGCGGCTCCTGCTCCAGCCTCAGCGCCACAAAATAGGCGCTGGCCGCCTGCCAGAGGGGGTGGACCAGCAGACCCGGCCCGCTGTCATAGAACACGTTGGCCAGCTGGCCGAACTGGGAATAGGCATCCGCCCCCACGAATTCCCCTTCCCCCTCCATCACCCGCCGGGTCCGGCCCAGATCCTGAAGGTGGTAGAGCCCAAAGGGCACCTTGTGGACTGCCATTTTCCGCTCATAGTCGATGGAGTACACCATGGGGTTGTGGGGCCAGGTATAACTTTTATAGCGCATGGGTGTCAAACGCACCACAGCTCCCTCCTCAGTACAGGGCAAAGCCCTGGTCATAGCGCCGGCTGTCCCGCTGAAAGGCCCGGTCCACGGCTGCGGCGGGGTCCTCACCGCGTTCCGACCATCCCCAAGGCCGTCTCCCCGCCCGGCCGGGCGTCGTCAGCTCGCCCGTCTCCACCCTGGCGGAGCGGACCGCCGCGGCTCCGCCCCGCGCCTGTCCCACCGTCCGTTCCAAGCGCTCCGCCTGCTCCAGCAGGGCGGGGCGCTCCAGCTCCTTCCCGGCAGCCTCCTCCAGTGCGTCCAACTGCGGCACAGTCCAGGCCGCAGTCTCCTGGAATCCCGGTACATAGGCATCGGGTGCCGCCATTTCCGGCGGAACGGGGCCCCAGGCAGCTGCCCATATCTCTGACGGCCCGGGAAGAAAGGTGGTCTCCATTTCCCCTGAAGGGTCCAGTACTCCCAGCGCCTCCCTCCGGACTGCCTCCGCCCTGTCTGACACAGGGCTATGGCCTGTAAGCTCCTCCTCCCACAGCGCCGCGCAGCCGGGGGACTCAGCCCAAGCGGGAGCCTGGCCCTCCGGCCATCGTGCGGCGGTGCCCGCCTCTTCCTCCTCCAGCTGGTCCAGCAATTCCTCCAGATAGTCCGTCATGCCTTGGCCCCCTTCCGCAGCCGCTCATACCGCTCCTGGTCAAAGGCGGGGTTGACCGCCCCCTCCCCCTGGCTGGAGGGGGCCCCGCACACCGGGCATCGGGCCTCCTCCGCCCGGGCGCGGCAGGCGGGACACAGCCGTTCCAGTTCCTCCTCCTGGTCCAGCGCCAGGTGAGACAGGCACCACACATAGTCCCGGTCCCGCATGGCCTGGGCCCTCGGCTCTGAGGGCAGCGCGCCGAAGGCTCTCAGCACCCGCCAGCGCAGCCGGTCCGCCCCGTCGGAGGCTAGTTTTTTTTTAATTCCTCGGCCTCCTCCTGCTCCATGGTGAGGGCCGGATTCTCCTCCCGGTTGAACTGACTCCATGTCCTGGACAGGGCGGCGATCTCCTCCACCCGCAGCCCCGCCAGGACCGCCTCGCCGCCGGAAAATACTGGGCTGCCCTCCTCCGTCTCCAGAGCCCGGGCCAGCAGGCAGGCATTGGAGCACAGGGCGTGCTCTTTGGGCGCCCGGGCCAGCCCCTCCGCCTCCCGGCGGGCCTGGAGGACCTCCAGGGCAGACAGCAGGCGCAGCCTCATACCGTTATCCAGCGTCAGGCAGTCCCGTCGGGCCAAAATAGAACCCTCCACAGCTTACACCTCCGTCTCCAGCCGTTTTCCGGCCACAATGGTCACCTTTTCCAGAACCATATCGCCCAGGGTCCCGGTCTCCTGGATGCCGCTCCACTGGCAGTTGGAGTAGATGATCTTCCGGTCCGGCTTGCAGATGACCAGGGAAAAGTCGCTCAGGCCGTAGAAGTCGATCCCGTCCCGGATGGCCTCGTCCGTGGCGTACAGCCGGGTCAGCTCCAGCACATGGGTGGTCTGCCCGGGGACAGTAGCCACCGGCTCCTCCTCACCGAAGGCCTCCACCGCCCGGCTGGTCTTGGAGGCCCTGGCGGTATAGCTCTGCCGCCTTGACCCCGTTCACTTCCAGATAGATGTCACTGCTGGTGGGAAATCCCGCAATGCTCAATGTACTCCCTCCTGTCTCCTCAGATGGTGATGCTGGCCGTCAGCCAGATCTGGTTCAGCCCGTGGGCCACCGTAAAGGCAAATTCCACAAGACACACCGTGGGGTTCTCCGGAAGCGCGGTCACCGTCACGCCGTCGTAGCCGGTGATGATCTCCCGGGCCTTTTTGTTCTCCAATTCCAGCACCACCTGAGACCGGATGGCCCCCCGGCTCTGCTCCGTATTTTTCGCCCGGCGGAAGCGGGCACGCAGGCTCTCCCGGATGGCCGGGATCACGTCGTCCACGATCAATACCGTGGACAGCTCCCTCCATGTGGCGTCCTCACTTTCCCCGGAGCGGGTCCTGGTGGTGATCCCCCGGACCACCGAGACCGTCCCCGCCCTGCTGTCCAACGGCGTCACACCGCCCCGGACCAGCAGATCGATGTCGTTGTCTCCGTACTGGGCGGACAGCCCGTTCAGCCCCAGCAGCTCCGCGCCGCCCAGGGGGACCGCCGGATCTCCCTGTCCCGCGATGGCTCCCGCCACCGCCGCCGCGGCGGTGAGACCGGACAGGGCCGTCCCCTTTTCTGATACCCCGCCGGGCGCGGCCAGCACCACCCGTTCGCTGTTCAGCGCCTTGGCCCGGTCCGTCAGTGCGGTGACGCTTTCCTCCGCCCCACCAGCCACCACGGCGATGCGCTCTCGCCGTGCGGCGGAGGCGGCCGTCACGCTGTCCCGCAGCTTCTGCTGTACCTCCTGGTCCGTGCTGTCGCACACCACCACGCTGAGGTCCTCCATGCCGGACAGGGCCGCAAAGGCGGCCTCATAGCCCTCGGCATTTGCCACGGGGACGGCGACTACCGCCGCCGCCCCGTTGAGCAGGATCACCCGGATCAGCTCCGCCATATCCTGGCTGTCCGCCTGGCTGCCAAAGGTGGATACCGCCTCCTCATAGCTGGTGATGGTCTGGATCACGCCGGCCTCCGCCTTGGTGTTCACCGCCGCCAGGCCCACCGTTTTTCTCCCGCCGCTTCCGCGGACCAGGGAGGACGCGCCATAGACGGAGTACACCCCCGGGCGCTCGTGTGTGGTCACATTCATTGATGACTCTCCCCTCTGACCTCAAAGTCCAAAAATGCGCCGCCAGGCTCTGTCACGGCGTACAGGCAGGCGGTGCATACCGCCTGGGCCGGCCGTTTCAGCAGACGGCTGTCCCGGTCGTACCCGGTCTCGCCGCAGGAAAACTCCCGGATGTCCAGCCCCTCCGGGCCCGCTCCGGCGCAGGCCCCCGCCAGCTGGTCCAGGGCGGCCTGTATGGCCCCCTCCCCAAGCTTGGGCGGGGCATAGAGGTCCAGACCGAAGGTGAACTGCACCTTCTGACCATAGACCTCCACCCACTGTTCCCGCTCCTTGTCGTAACGTTCGCCCAGATAGTGCTGAAATCCGGCGGGTCCGGCCTGACATCCCCGGAGGGATACCACAGCCACCGGCCCATCCAGCTGCTCCCGAGGCTCTGCCGGCCAGTCGGTCATGGCCCGGAGCCCCTTCTCCCGAAGGAAAGCCGCCAACCGCTCCCGGAGCCCATCCAGCCCGCCGCTCATGCGCCCGCCTCCCGGTCTCTGGGCCGGAGCACCGCCCACACATGGGAGGTCCGGCCGCCAGCCTGAATGGGATGGGCCGTCTGCACCTCATAGCCGGTCCCATTCCACTCCACCCAGCACCCCGGCGTCAGCGGCTCCTCCGGCTTTCCGAGATATAAAAAGCGGTCCTCCCGCCGCAGGCCCAGGGGGCTGGGGGCCTCCTGGGCCCGGTCCCGCTCTGTGACCGCCTGGAGGAACGCCTGTGTCCGGACCGTCTCCTCTCCCCGGTGAAGGGCCACACTCTGCCCGTACCGGGCCA